AAAACTCCGGATTACTATGAGCGACTGGAAAGCAGTTATGACCCGAAGTTTTATCAGCAAGAGGTACTTGGGGAATATTTAAACAGCCGAGCAGACAGGGTCTACCATTGCTTCAATCCGGCGTTGCATGTTGTTCGCCATATTTACAATCCCCAGCTTATGCTTCTTTGGGGCTTGGACTTCAATGTGGCGCCGATGACTTCAGTTTTGCTTCAGTTTCACGGCGGTCGATTGGCAGTCATAGACGAGATTGTCCTTGATCGGGCGACGACGGAAGAGGCATGTCAAGAATTCGAGAACAGATACAAGGGACATTCGGCGGGTTTGGAGATCTACGGAGATGCGAGCGGCAGAAACATGCACACAACGGGCACAACGGACTACACAATGCTTCAAAGCTTTTTGTATAGAGCGGGTTTCCGCAACGTCCGCCTTCGGGTACCATCGAAAAACCCCCCCGTGCTTGATCGAGTCCGTAAGGTGAATTCCATGCTCACCAATGCACTCGGCGAAATACAGCTGGAAATCGATCCGAAATGTAAGGAACTGATCAAGGACTTCGAAGAAGTTATGTTCAAGCAGGATTCCGGCGTGGTGGACAAAGTCAGAGACCCGCGGCGAACGCATGCCTCCGACGCGCTCGGATACGTGCTGTGGGACCGATTCGGTGAGAAGCCCTCGGCGGGCGAAGTAAGCAAACGCCTATTTTGAGCAGAGACGGTAAGAAACAGATGATAGAGATCGATCGTGAGCACCAAGAGTACAAGCGCCATCTGCACACGTTGCGCATGTACCGAGACTTATATGCGGGCGGCCAGGACTTCAAACATCAAGCGGCCGAATATCTTCTGCGTCGCCAGAAGGAGCCCCTTGATGTCTACTCAGAACGCTTGCAGAGGGTGTTCTATGAGAACTATATCGGCTCGATAGTGGACTGGTACGCTTCGACCCTATTTCGCCGCGAACCAAGCCTGGAATTCGAAGGCGGGCTCCCGGCAGGCCAGGCTTTCCTGTCCGAGTTTGCGGATGATTGCGATCATCGACGGACCACCCTATCGAATTTCTTACGACAGTGCTTTATAGATGCTGTTGTCGCGGGTCGAAGCCACATTCTGGTTGATTTCCCCCGAACAGCTACGATCGCATCGACTCGGGCAGAAGAGGATCTGGCTGGAATTTCCAGAGCATTCCTTGTGCGGTACCAGGCCGAGGACCTTATTAACTGGAGTCAAGATGAACGCGGGGAATACGAATGGATAGTCCTCCGAAATAAAATGCACCGGCAACCTAGCATTCAATCTCCGGAGCTAGTGGAAGAAACCTATTGGCATTACTATGACCGGGCTGAATATAGGACTTATCGACGAATACAAAGCGGCCATGACCCGGCCAACATTACTTTGATTGCACATGGAAAACACGGATTAGCGCGCCAAGAGCGAGTCCCCTTATTCACCCTCCAAATGACTGAAGGGCTCTGGCTAATGAGTAAGGCCGCCCATTTGCAGCTCGAACATTTCAACAAATCCAACGCACTCGCTTGGGCCATTACAATGGGCCTTTTCGCGATGCCGGTGATCTATTCAGATCGTGAATGGAGTCAGATCGTCGGCGAAAGCTACTACATTCAACTTGGGCCGCAGGACAAATTTGGGTGGACGGAACCGGACGGCAAAGTTTATCAGATAGCTGCAGCCAATCTTGAGACTCTTAAGGAAGAAATCTACAGAGTTTGCTATCTATCGCAGGCGTCAGGTGAAATGACGGGCGGACATGCGCAATCCGCGCTGAGCAAACAACTCGATTTCACGATTACCCAGGAAATCCTCCGCGCATACGGAAGCGCGATTAAGGATTGCCTCAGGCGCATACTGAGTGCAATCAGTGATGCTCGCCAAGATGGAGTTCAAATCAGCGTTTCTGGTTTGGACGAGGTTGATATTAACGATTTCGGGACCGAGCTACAGCAGGCCACGAATCTCCTGCAACTGGGAATTGAGTCCCCAACATTAAAGCGCGAGCTCTTTCGCCGACTTGCATTCAAGTACTTGAATGATGTCCGGCAGGAGACAAAGGATCAGATCGCGCGTGAGATTGACGCGCAGTTATTGAATTAACAAAGAGGAGATCATGTCAGATCAATCGCCAATCGAGAAGGATTCAACGAAGACCGTTGATATTCGAGATATCGTGAAGCAGGCCATCGACGAGTTTGTTCGGGCCGAACATCAGAAAGCTGAACCGGCCTATAAGGCGGAGTTACATGAAGAGAGAAAGCGTCGCGAGAGTCTGGAAACGCGAGTAAATCATTTGGTCGAAGAAAACCGCAAGGCTCGCGCGGCTGCCGACGAAGCAGACCGGAGCTCGCAAATTCGCAGCGAGCTCCAGCGACTAGGGGTAGCAAAGATTGACCTTGCATTCCGTGCAGTCAAAGATGAGATCGTTCGCACGGAAGATGGGCGCTTACAGGCCCGCGGCCCGGAAGGAAAATCCTTACAAGAATATTTAACAAGCTTTGTGCAAGAAAATCCAGAGCTTCTGCCCGCCCGGATTACCGGCGGAAGTGGAGCACAGTCTCCGTCCAGGAACTCTAGCCAGGTAGCGCCTTCCGGGATCGAAATTGACAAGATCCGGCCAGGTATGAGCAAAGAAGACCTCGATCGAGTCCGCCAGGAAATTGCACGGATGGCGTCCCAGGCCCTGCGAGGCGCCTAGTTATCACACAGGGAATACGCGCTTGCGCGAACGCTTGCGTGTTAGTCGCGAGTGTCGAGTTGAACACTTTGCGCTGAAAGTAGTATTGACGACAGATAAGCGTGTCGTGACTTAATTTAGGAGAACTATGTCAACAATTACATCTGCCAATCTGGCGAATGCGATCGTCAAGCTAGTAGCTGCCGACGCATTACCTGCCTTGATGGGAAACCTCGTCATGGGCAATTTGGTTAATCGGGATTATGAGCCTGTTCTGGCACATGCCGGAGATACAGTCAACGTTCCGATTCCGCCAGTGCTGGTGGCAAATAACATCGCAGAGGGCGGCACAGTCACGCCGCAGAATCCAAGTCTGGGCAATGCGCAGATCGTTTTGAACACGCATGCCGAGGCCACGTTCCAAATCCCGGACGTGACGAAGGCGCTGGCCTTCCCGGAGCTTCTGAAGGCGTATATGCAGCCTGCGGTTATCGCAATCGCCGAACGTGTAGAACGCGACCTTTTAAATCTGTACAGCCAATTCACTGCTAACACGGCTGTGGGTACGGCTGGCACGCCACCGACTGAAGCCACAATCGATGCAGCCGAGACTGCACTCTTTTCTGCCATGGTTCCGGCCAGCGCGCCTAAGTATCTTGTGGTCGATTCAAATGCTTACTCGGCCATTCGACAGATTCCAAGATTCAGCGAATACTATTCGTCCGGTGAGGCGGGCTTGAAGGCGCTCGTTGAAGGCAACGTGGGTAAGATGAAGGACTTCTTTATCTTCCGGTCGCAATTTGTGGCGGCTACCGGCACTTCGCCTGTCAATACTCACAATCTGGCCTTCACACGGGATGGCCTCGGTTTGGTCGTTCGTCGCTTGCCGCAGCCTCTTCCGGGCACCGGCGCTGTAGCCGAATATGCAGAAATGGGCAACTTCGGCATCCGCGTAGTGATGAGCTATCAGCCCAACACGTTGTCGCAGCAGTTCACGGTCGACGTGTTGTACGGCTGTGGGGTGTTGCGAAACAACTTCGCAGTTCAAGTTAATAGCTGATCCGGTACGAGTAAGTTCATAAGTGTTTGTCAGGAGCCATGCTCGTCATGGCTCCTTTTTCATTTCAGGAGGAGAAGCTGTGGATTTAAAACAATATTTTCGAAAAATGCGGGAGATCGAAGCCAGCCTGACTGATGAGTTCCCACTTGTAGTCAGCCTTGACACACCCGATGGTGGGAAGGCCGGCAAACTTTCAGAGGTGTCACGTCAAAATGCCGCGAAGATGATCATCGAAGGTCGGGCCAGTCTCGCTTCTGAGGAGGCGGCAAAAACGTACCGAGCTCGCCAGGCGGCTGCGAAGGAGGCGGCGGATAAAGCCGAGATGGCGCGCCGTGTTCAAGTAGCGATCATCAGCGATCCAGAGCTATCGATTTCAGGAACAGGCAGAAAAGGTAACGGGCCGTCGACGGCCAGCAAGTAGGTCATCATGGCGCTCTTCATGGACGCGAGTGTGGTAACGCTGGACGATCTTCTGCCCTTCGAGACGTCCCTCGTGCAAGTCGCATCATCTCATGGGATCAACGTAGATACTAAGATTAACCTTGCTGCAAGTGCAATCAGCGATAAGTTGATGCTCTGGCTACTAAAGGTGGGCGCTTCCGATCCGCAGTGGCAGAATCGCCGCCTGCTCGGCTTATCCACTATCGTGGTCACACCAACGCTGCATCAATGGTTATGCTTTGATTCGCTGTCGCGATTTTTTGCTGAAGCCTATAACGTTCAACTCAATACCAGGTTTCAAGGCAAGTGGACCGAGTATCAGCAGCAGGCAAACCAGGCAGGCGCAATGGTGTTTATGTCTGGTCTGGGCATTGTATACAATCCTCTGCCAAAACCGGCGCTGCCTGTAGTCTCGATTCAAAGCGGAACGGCGGCTGCGCAAGCTTTGTTTATTCAGACCGCTTGGGTTGACCAACTCGGGAATGAGGGTGCTCTGAGCCCGGTAAACGGCCTCATTTTGAATGGAGCTTCTACAATTGCGGTGGCTATGGCGGAGGGTGCGCTAAACGTGCCTGCAGCTGCCATCGGGTGGAACATATATGTAAGTTCGACGGAAGATAACCTCACTCGCCAGAACAGCACTCCTCTTGCGATTGGATCTACTTGGCAACTGCCGACAAGCGGGCTCATATCAGGGCCGGCTCCGATAGGTGGACAGCTCCCGAACTATTACATCGACCTATCCAGAAAAATCCAGCGAGGTTAACAATGCTTCCACTTACGCTTCTTGCAGCACAAAAAGTCTCGACTCTTCTCATCGGGACAAATGAATTACAACAACAGCTGAGCGCCATCGCCGCGGCCACGAATACTGACCTGCCTATTATTTCGGCAGCTCAAGTCGTACTGACCTCAGCGAGCCCTGACATCAGCGATAAGGACATGCAATTAACATATCCGCGAATTTGCCTATACAGCGGTGGCGTAAAGAACACACAAATTGAAAAGTTTCGATCCTTATCAGGGGCTGTTTCTGTCATAGCGGAAGTGTGGGCAAGCGGAGACCTCGTAGACCAGGTTGACCAGTGGATTCACTTCTATGTCGAAGCCATGACGACCATACTTCGCCAAAACATTGGTGATTGGGGGGATGGGTTCTTCTTCTCGGGAATCTACGATGTTCAGTTTCAGCCTCCAAAGGCTGGCGGCCTGGGATACGTCGAATCAGCCAAAGTGACGTGCAGCCTGAATGTGAGTCGCAACTAGAGGGCCATGAGATGGGCAACTATATTTCTTCTAATGCAAATAGGTTCTATGCTGCGATTGAGTCTACCTATGGTCAAGCTGCGGCAGTGACGTCGGCAAACCGCTTTCCGGCGGTCCGTCTGGAAGCTCAACAGATTTTGCAGCATGGTAAACGTCAAGATAAGACAGGCTCTCGTACTTTTCTAGGCGTTTCATCAAATTCGCGTCGGTATACCGCCTTCCAGACGCGAACTTATCTTACTTCATGGAGCGGCACGGCTGAACCCGGCTACGGACCACTCTTTCATGCCGTACTAGGTTCGAGCCCGCAACTGAGCAGCGGTCTGATCGTATCGGAGTCACAGAGCGCGGTCCAGCTACAGACGACAACCGCGCATGGGCTGTCAGCAGGATCGGCCATTTCCTTTCAGAATGAGATTCGATTTGTCACGGAGGCGCCCGATAGTTTTACTCTGATAATAAATGCCCCCTTTTCTAGCACCGTTGAGCCAACTGCACAGCTCGCAGCCGCCATTACTTACAAATTAACGACCGCTCTGCCGAGCATAACGTTATACGACTATTGGGACCCAATAACCGCTGTTAGTCGAATCATTACAGGTGGTGCGGTAAACACTTTGCAAATATCTGTGAATGGCGATTTTCACGAATTCCTCTTTACCGGCCCGGCTGCTGATCTTCTCGATTCGGGTAGCTTTGCCGCTGGTGCTGGCGGTTTAACAGCATTTCCCCTCGAACCTACATTAGCCGATTTTGACTATTCTATAGTTCCTGGGCACCTGGGCCAAGTCTGGCTCGGCAGTACGGCGAACCAGTTCTTCACGTTAACGGAAGCAGCCATCGAGGTAAAGAACAACGTGGAGATGCGTAATCAGGAATTCGGATCGTCGTATCCAAGTGCGATCGCGCCAGGTATGCGTGAGGTTGTCTCGCATTTTACATTGTTGGCTCAAGACGATGCCGAGACAACAGCCCTGTACGCAGCCGCGAAAACGAGAGAACCGATTCCGGCCATGCTGCAATTGGGCCAACAGCAAGGACAGCTGATGGGAATTTTTCTGACCAACGTGACGCCTGAAATCCCTAACTACAAGGATTCAGGGCCAAGACTAGAGTGGGAGTTCAAGAACAATCTCGCTCACGGGACGACAAATGATGAAATCTATGTTGCATTTGCTTAAAGGCGAGAGCTATTCGAGTCTCACATGGCACGAAAGCCAAGTAATAGCGGGAGTGCGCTTTGCAATCCGGCGTGTTTCCCTCTCCCAGCGAATCGACCTGACAAGGCGCGTACAGGAGCTCGCGAACCGATATGAGTTCTTGACATCTGGAGATATAAAAGATCAGCTCGAGGCTACCTTGGCCGATCTTCTGGTCCGAAAACTATATCTCGAATGGGGCCTCTTAGATGTCACTGGCCTAAAAATTGATGGGAAACAAGCCTCTCTGGAAACCTTGGTTGAGAAAGGCCCCGAGATACTTAGCAACGAGATCGTTAGCACAATCCGGAACGAGCTTGAACTCTCGGCGGACGAACGAAAAAACTCTTAATCGCATTCCATTTTCAATTGTCATCACCGGCCGCGTGGAATTGCGATAGTTGTCGGCGAAGCGGCCTGGAGAAGATTCGGAACTGTGCTTGGATCAATCAAGAATTGCGCCCTGATTCAAAAATTATCTGGACTCGCGGGGGCATTTTTTCCTGTCAATGTCCGAAGTCGGTCATAACACCCCAGAGCATGCAGTATTTGGAACAGTTCAGACTATGGAAGGAATCCGGGATGGGGCCTCTTTGGTCGTTAGAGGCAAAAGCGGCAGATGCAATTCTGATCCTCGAAAGCTTGTGGCGCGCGGAGAATACAAATGGCGAACTCAAAAAATAAATTGATGTCTTTGACAGATCTAGTGAACGCCTCGACTCTTGGGACTAGCTCGATGAAGGGCTCTAAACCGGGAAAGTCTGGTGACACGAAGACCCTGTCAATGAATGCGAAGGTAATGCCCACGGGCATCAACTTCGGAAAACCATCCAGCAATAGTACCTCCAGCTCTCAGAGCGGCGGCAGCGAGTGGATGAATCTCTTGAAACAGACTGCATCCGGCGGAATTAGTAGCGCTCTCGGAGGTGGTTTGGGAAGCATAGGGGGGTTGGGATCCATTATCTCTGGCTTGGTGGGCTTGTTTGGTGGCGGTAAGAGTGCGCCTCCTCCACTTGTCGCATTTCAGCTCCCGACCTCTCAAGTCGAAACTGCATATGTAAGTTCGAAAGGTGCAGCAGTCTATCAAGGATCGATGACAGAGACTTCGAGCAACACTGTTCAATCATCCGGGATCTATAGCTCCTCCGGCGTTGCCGTGCCGGGCGGACAGTCGGGCCAGTATCATAGTGCGCAGATCGCGCAAGCGGTAAAAACCGCCCTTCTGAATTCAAGTTCCCTAAATGATGTTATTGCGGAGATTTAAATGGCCGAATTTCCATTACTCAGTACCGGTGCCGTTACACAATATCCAGCGCCCATAACCACCGGACAGGGTGCTCAAGCGATTCGCTTCTTAGATGGCACTGATCAGCGTTTCCTCACACAGGGACGATTCCTGCGAAGCTGGCAAATTCGACTCGAATTGTTGAACGAGGACGAAATTCAGCAGATTGAGAGTTTCTTTGTCGCACAGCAGGGAGATTATTC